AGCAAGGGCTGACGGTGGGCAAATTGAAGGCGCTATTGCGCGAGGCCGAAATCGCGAACGATCTCGACGCGGATCATCGCGTTTACATTTCTCGCAACGGCATCGCGCTCGAGGCGGAGGTGACCACCTCGGCCGCGTCGAGGCTTCCGGACGGGCGGAGGGTCGTCGTCTATGGCCTGGTGTTCCGCGTAGCCGGAGAAGAAACGATTGAACCGAAGGGCGCGCTGCGATGAATGTCGAAGTGGATACCGCTACGCTCGAGGGCAAGCTCCTGGTAATCCAGTCTCACGAAGAGGACTTGAAACTAATCGACGGCGACGACTCGATAACCGCGCACCTCTGGCGGATCTCGAAACGCGCGGCGATCGACGCAATGGAAAAAAGAATCGAGGAAGAGCATGGGCAAAGTGATCGTTGATATTTCGGAGTACCTTTTATCGAACGGCCGAGAGCTTAAGGGACCTATGAAGGTTCGCCGTAACGACGAAGGGAAAAACGAGACGTACCAAGACACGATGGGATTCGGCATGACACGGTCGCAGCTCGTGAACGGACTCGGCGCCTCGAAGGAAGATTTAAACCGCGCATGTCGCGAAGGAGTGATCGATCGGTGCTACGTTCGCCTGTCGGGATTCTCTATGGAACTTTTTTACTACGCACGGCCGAGCGTAGCGAAGGTGGATCGCGATGATGAGATTGCGAAACTGCCTCCGGTAGAAGAACAGATCGGACTTCCTTCAGAGGTCCCGACACAGGACCAGGTCGAAGCATGAAATTATTTTTCTGGGCACTCGCGATCGGGGTAATGATGGGCGTATGTCTATCGGCCGTCCACGTTCACGAGTTCCCGGATGACACGAGAAAGATTCCAGTAGTGCCTGAAGCGAAATAAAAACAGCGAACCGGAGAGCGACCGTATGAGCGATCAAGAAGTTAAAATCCCCGAGGGCGCGACCCTCTGGGAACTGAAGAAATTAAATCCGTATAAGCAAAACGCGCGGACCCACAGCCAAGAGCAGGTCGAACAGATCGCCGCGTCCATGGTGGAGTTCGGTTTCACGCAGCCGATCCTGATCGATGAGAAGGGCGGCATCGTAGCCGGCCACGGCCGCCACGCCGCCGCGAACTACCTTGGACTAGAAAAGGTCCCGGTCATAATTCTAGCCCATCTGTCGGAGCAGCAGCGGAGGGCTTACATCATCGCGGATAACCAGTTAGCGCTGAACGCCGGCTGGGACGAAGGAACTTTGCGGCGCGAGCTCGAGGCGCTCGGTGGAGTCGGCTTCGATCTTTCGCTGCTGGGATTCAGCGACGACGATCTCGCGAAGCTCATGCCGGAGGCAGAGAAGTGCCAGCCAGGCGGCGACGATGAGAGCGTACCATCCATCCCGCGAGAAGCTGTCTCGCGGACGGGGGACGTTTGGATCCTTGGGAAGCATCGGTTACTCGTTGGGGATTCTACCGGCATCGATGCCGTGGAAAAATTGATGGGGAAGGAACGGGCCGATCTGATTTTCACCGACCCGCCTTACAATGTAAACTACCAGGGGAAAACGCGCGAGAGCCTGACGATCGAAAACGACCAGATGGATGCGGAGGCGTTCTATAAATTTCTCTACGCCGCCTTCACGAATATGTTTTGGGCGACGAAGCCAGGGGCCGCGATCTACGTCGCGCACGCCGCGACCGAGACGCTGAATTTCCAGAAGGCGATGACCGATGCTGGCTTCTTATTCAAGCAGCACCTGGTCTGGGTGAAGCAGACGCTCGTGATGGGTCGGCAGGATTACCAGTGGCAGCACGAGCCGATCCTGTACGGATGGAACGGGTCCGGGTCGCATTCGTGGTACGGCGACCGGAAGCAGACGACGGTCTGGGCGATCGATAGACCGCAGCGAAACGCGGAACACCCGACCATGAAACCGATCGAGCTGATGGAGAAGGCGCTGAATAACTCGTCCGAGCGTTCGCAGATCGTGCTCGACCTCTTCGGAGGATCCGGGTCGACGCTCATCGCGTGCGAGAAGCTCGGCAGAAAATGCCGGACCATGGAGCTCGATCCGAAGTACGCCGACGTCATCGTAAAGCGGTGGATGGAGTTTTCCGGAAAGATCGCCGTGTTAGACTCAGGGGAGCAATTCGAGGAGCTCGAGCGGATGCGAAACCGCCGGCAGCCGAAAGAAAAATCGAAGAAGAAAAAGAAGAAGTAACCGATGGCAAAACTGGTAAGCCTTCGCGCGTTCGCAGAAATGCGAGGCGTGAACCTAAACGCCGTCCAGAAGGCTATCGCCTCCGGACGAATCAAAAAGGAAACGCGCGGCGGGAAAACCGGGATCGACCCGGAAACCGCCGGGCCTGACTGGGATGCGTCCACCGACCCGTCGAAGCAGCGTGACGAGCCGCCGTCGGCGAAGGCGTCCCTGTCGTCTCGGGTTTACGCCGACTCGCGCGCGGCGAAGGAATCGTTCGCGGCGAAAATGGCGAAGCTCGACTACGAGCATAAGGCCGGACTGCTGGCCGAGGTTTCTAAGGTTTCCCTGGGAGCATTTAACGCCGGCCGGATCGTCCGCGACTACCTGACCCAGATGAGCGCGCGGATCTCCGGTAAGATCGCGGCCGAATCGGATCCGGTAAAGGTTCAGATCATGCTCGACGCAGAAATAAACAAGGCACTGATCGAGCTCGCTCGCGTGGGCCGAGAGAAGAGTGGCCTGGCGGAGCCGTCGGAAGATCCCGATGCTGGCTGACGGATTTAAACGGTACTCCAGCGCGTTTTGGGATGGGATCGAACCAGATCCGATCATGACCGTGTCGACGTGGGCAGATACGCACCGGATGCTTTCGCAGAAGGCGTCGGCAGAAGCGGGACGATGGTCGACGTCTCGAACCCCATACCTCCGGGAAATTATGGATTGCCTCTCCTCGAATTCACCGGTCGAGGAAGTCGTCTTCATCAAGGGCGCGCAGGTCGGAGGGACCGAGTGCGGAAATAACTGGATCGGATACATCATAGATCACGCTCCGGGTCCGATGATGTCGGTGAATCCGACGGTCGACCTTGCGAAACGAAATTCGAAGCAACGGATCCAGCCACTGATCGACGAGAGCCCGCGCCTCCGGATGAAGGTGAAGGGAGCGCGCGAACGCGACTCCGGAAATACGATGTTCGAGAAAGATTTCCCAGGCGGCCGGCTCGTGCTCACCGGCGCGAATTCCGCCGTGGGGCTTCGGTCTATGCCGGCGCGGTATCTGTTCCTCGACGAGGAGGATGCGTATCCCGGCGACGTCGACGGCGAGGGTGATCCGTCGGCACTCGCGCGCGCGCGTACTCGGACCTTCGCCCGGAAGAAAATTTTCCGAGTCTCCACTCCGAAGATGGCCGGACGATCGCGAATCGAGGCCGGGTACGATTCGAGCGACAAGCGCCGCTATCATATCCCGTGCCCGACGTGCAAAGAGCTCCAGGTTTTGAAGTGGTCGAATATAAAATACGACATTGTGAAGATGCCTTCCGGAAAGGAAGAGGCTCAGAACGTCAGATATATTTGCGACGTAAACTCGTGCGAGATCCAGGAGACTTCGAAGGAGTGGTTTCTCTCGGAAGAGAATGGTGCGAAGTGGATCGCGGAATATCCGGGAGCTCGCGGTGGGAAGCTCGCCGGCTTCCATTTGAATTCGCTCTACTCGCCTTATGGATGGTTTTCCTGGGCAGAGGCCGCGCAACAGTGGATCGACGCTCTCGGAAAACCGGAGGAGATGCGCGGTTTCATCAATACCGTTTTGGGCGAGACGTGGAAAGACAAGGGCGACGCTCCGGAGTGGCAGAGACTCTACGATCGCCGCGAAAGTTACGCGCAAGCCACGATCCCTTCGGTCGATGTCGTGTTTCTCACGGCCGGAGTCGACGTGCAGAAGGACCGTCTCGAGGTGGAAATCGTCGGATGGTGCCGTGATAAGCAAAGTTACTCGGTCGATTTCTTCATGCTCCAGGGAGATACGGCGAGCGATGTGCCGTGGAAAGCGCTCGACGAGGTGCTCTTTCGGACGTGGAAAAATCCATCCGGAGTCGAGCTCGGACTCAAAATGATGGCCGTGGACACCGGATTTAACACGCAGCACTGCTATAATTGGGTGAGAAAACACTCGATGTCGAAGGTCATGGCGATAAAGGGTCGGGACGAGTCGGTTTTACTACTCGGATCGCCGGCAATGGTCGATCTGAACATAGCCGGCAAAAAAATCCGGCGCGGCCTCAGACTCTGGACGGTGGGCGTTTCGGTCGCAAAATCCGAGCTCTATTCGTGGCTGAAGGCGGATGCTCCGGTCGAAGGACAGCCCTACCCGACTGGTTTCTGCCACTTCCCGGAACGAGATGACGAGTACTTCAAGCAGCTTACCGCCGAGCAGCTCGTCGTCCATGTCGTCCGGGGGCATCGAAAGTACTCCTGGGAAAAAACGCGTGACAGGAACGAGGCACTCGACTGTAGAATATACGCAAGGGCGGCAGCGTGCGCCGTGGGGATCGATCGCTTCAACGATGAGCAGTGGGCGAACCTCGCGGGACAGAATGGGATCTCGATTAAACCCGAGGTCCGTTCCGGCGCTGAACAAAAAGGAAATGCGGCAACGCAGAATCCTCCGGCCGATGGAATCGCCCGGAAAAAATCTGGGTGGCTTGACCGTGGAAGAGGATAAAGGGCGATGGCTTTTACGACCACTCAGCTTGCTGCGATCGAAGAAGCGATCGCTTCCGGGACTCTCACCGTGAAATATTCTGACAAGCAGGTGACCTACCAATCGACTACCGAACTTCTACGCGTGCGCGATGTGATTCGCCGCGAGCTCGGACTTGTTGCAACCGCTTCGACGCGCGTTTATCCAAGCGTATCGAAATTCCCGGACACCGACGAAAAATGAAAGAAAACTGGATAGACAAAGCCGTAGATTATCTCAATCCGGTCGCTGGAGCTAACCGCCGGAAGCATCGCATGGCTTCGATGAATCTTCAGGCAATCCAGAGAAAGTACGACGCTGCTCAAAGGGGTCCTAGAACCGATGGATGGACCACCGTTGGAGGATTCGGATCTTCTGCAAATGCAGAAGTAGGGTATGCGCTTCGCGTAGTCCGCGATCGATGCCGAGATCTCGTAAGAAATAATACTTACGCCGGCGGAGGAATAACCGCGATCGTTTCTAATACGGTCGGAACCGGAATCCTATGCCAGCCGACGAGCTCCGATTCGTCGAAGTCGGACGCCGCGAGTCTCCTGTGGAGAAAGTGGTCGGAGTCGACCGATTGCGATGCCGATGGCCTTCACGATTTTAGCGGACTCCAATCTCTCGCGTTTCGATCGATGGTCGAGGGCGGAGAGTCGATGGTCGTACGTCGATGGCGCCGTCCGAGCGACGGCTATAAAATTCCGGTGCCGTTTCAAATTCAGGTTTTAGAGGGCGACTATCTAGACACGACTAAAAGTTTTCAGACCGGAGCGAACGGAAACGGATACATCATCCATGGGGTCGAGTTTAATAACCGTGGTCAGCGAGTCGCGTACTGGTTATTCGATCACCATCCGGGAGAGTTCGGATTAATTAAAACTGGATCCGGACTTATATCGAAACGAGTCGACGCGAAAGATGTGATCCACCTTTTCAGGGTGGACCGAGCCGGACAGGCTCGAGGAATCGGATGGGCCGCTCCGTGCGTGATTCGTTTCCGCGACTTCGACCTTTTCGAAGACGCGGTCAACATGCGGATGCAAATCGCAGCGTGCTTCGCCGGTTTTATCGGCGACATCGAATCTCCACTGGAAGCCGGCAACGCGAAGACTGCTATTTCTGACAAGCTCTCTCCCGGCGCGCTCGAGATCCTTCCTCCTGGGAAAACGATCACCTTCCCGAATATGCCTTCGGCCGCAGATGACGGTCACTCCGTCCGCGTACTCCGTGGGCTCGCCAAGGGTTTGGGAATAACCTACGAGACTTTGACCGGCGATTACTCCCAGACGAATTATTCCTCCGGCCGCATGGGATGGATCTCCGAATACCGAAATATCGAAGCGTGGCGATGGATTACCTTCATCCCGAGATTCTGCAATCCGATTTACGCGTGGTTTCAGGAAGCCGCCGATCTCGTTGGGAAGTCTGTCGATCAAACAGTGCCTCTGTGGACCCCTCCGCGCCGCGAGATGATTGATCCGACTAAGGAAATCCCGGCGCAGCGGGATGCCGTTCGATCTGGATTCGTTTCGCTGTCCGAATCGATTCGTGAAAGCGGAAGAATTCCTAGTGAAGTGTTTAAAGAAATGAAGAAAGATTCCGATACCGTGAAAGCGCTCGGACTCGTCCTTGACACCGACCCGAGCCAGATAGCTCGAGGCGGGAACGCACAGCCTCCCGATCAAACGGGCGGAAATACAGGAGCAGGTGACCAGAATGCCTAAAAAGATCGTTACTGAAACGCGGGAAATTTCGAAGCTTCAGGTCCGGGCGGACGTCGCTCCAGGATCTTTCGATCCTGCGAAGCGGACCTTCGACGTGGTCTGGTCCGTTGGCGCAAAGGGCCTTCGTTATGACTGGCGATCGGACTCGAGCTACTACGAAGAGCTCTCAATGGATCCGAAAAACGTCCGCATGAGCCGACTCTCCTCGGGAAACTCTCCGCTTCTCGATAACCATGATTCGTACAGCGGATCCGACGGAGTTATCGGTGTGATCGAACGCGCCGCTGTCGACGGAGTGAAGGGCACGGCTACGATTCGACTCGCCGATACCCCGGACGTCGCGAATATCGCGCGAAAGATCGAAACCGGAATTCTTAAAAATGTTTCTGTTGGCTACTCGGTGAAGCGGTACGAGAAGGTACCGATGAAGGAGGGCGAAACCATCCCTACCTGGCGCGCCGTGGACTGGGAGCCAATGGAAATCTCGATTGTTCCTGTGGGTTTTGATGAAAACGCAGTGGTCAGGAACATGGAAAAAAAGGCCGGAACACCATGCGTTTTCGTAACTGAAGAAGATGAAACCGAAGTACTCGCACCTAAGGAGGTCCGAAATATGCCCCCAGAATCCATTGTGAACCCGAACCCAGCCGCTCCTGCCTTGACTCCGGTCGAGATCGAAGCCGGCAAGAAAGAAGCGAGCGCACAGGCGCGCGCGGCCGAAAAAACCCGCCAGGACCAGATTCGGTCAATTGCCGGAACGCATAAACTCGATGGAGATTTCTCCAAGAAGTTTATCGACGGCGATCACTCCGTAGAGGAGTTTCGAACCGCTGCTCTCGAAGAGCTCGCGAAACGATCTGCTGCGATCGAAACCAAGCCGGGTCATGTCGTCGCCACTGGCGGCGCTCCGGCGAATCTCGAGTCGCGTAAAAACGCGATGCAAGATTTCATCATGCACCGGGCGAACCCAGGCAAGGTCGCGATCAACGAGAATTCTCGCGAATTCGTCGGCATGTCGCTCCTCGAGATGGCGCGAAGCACTCTCGAAGCCGGCGGGATCTCCACCCGTGGCATGAACAAGATGGATCTCGCCACTCGGGCATTCCATTCCACGTCCGACTTCTCGAACGTGCTCGCGAACGTAGCGAACAAGACGCTCCGCCAAGGATACGAAGAATCCCCTCGGACCTTCGTGCCATGGGCGAAGCGCGTGACCCTGCCGGACTTCAAGCAAGTCTCGCGCACGATCCTCGGCGAAGCTCCTAACCTTCAGCTCGTGCTCGAAGGTGGAGAGATCAAGCGCGGAACGCTCGGCGACGGGGCTGAGAAGTACAATCTCGCGACCTACGCGAAGATCATCGGGATCACCCGCCAGGTGCTGATCAACGATGACCTGAGCGCGTTCGCGAATCTTCCGGCGAAATTCGGCAACGCTGCCGCTCGTCTCGAGTCTGACATCGTTTACGCCATCCTCACGGCGAACGCGGCTCTCTCGGACGGCACGGCGCTATTCGCCACGTCGGTCCCTCTCCGGAACGGAAACCTGAAGTCGTCCGGTGGATCCGCTCCATCGGTAACTTCGCTTGGCTTGGCCCGCAAGGTCATGCGCACGCAAAAGGGTCTGAACGGCGACGACTTCCTCAACATCATGATGAAGTACCTCATCGCTCCGGCCGCTCTCGAAACCACGATCGATCAGCTATTGAGCTCGATCGTTCCTAACCAAACCTCGAGCGCGGTGCCGATGGCGATCAAGTCGCTCGTTCCGATCATCGAGCCACGCCTCGACGCTAACTCCGCTACCGCCTGGTACGGAGCCGCCGATAATGGCGCGGTGGATACGGTCGAATACGGCTACTTGGAAGGCCAAGAAGGCGTCTATTCGGAAGTTCGCCAGGGCTTCGACGTCGACGGCATGGAAATCAAGGCTCGCCTCGATTTCGCTGCTAAGGCGATCGACTTCCGGGGCCTGTACAAAGACGCCGGCGCCTAATCCCTGCTGGGATAGCGTCGTAAAAAAACCTAGGGGATCCCGTGTAAGGGATCCCCTCAATTTGAAAACCTTGAAAGGACTGATTCATGAAAAACTTCATTCAACCTGGCGAAACCGTTACCTTCGCCGCACCATACGACCGGCTCTCCGGACAAGGCGCTTTGATCGGTACGATCTTCGGCGTCGCTCAAGAAGATGTCTTGAACACGGTTCGGGCACCATTCTGCATCGAGGGCGTTTTCGAATTGGCTAAGGCTGACTCGCAAGCGTGGACCGAAGGCGCGAAGATCTACTGGGATGACACCAATAAGGTCTGCACGACTACCGCAATGAGCAATACGCTCATCGGCGTCTGCACCGAAGCCGTCGCTTCGACTGCCGGCCTCATCGTCGGACGCGTCCGCCTTGGGATCGTCGCCTAATTTAGCGGGGTTTGACGGTACGCGCGTTTCGGCGCGAGTAAATGGCGCTCTCGAGTCGCCGGCCGTCACCACTAAACGATGGGAAACACCTGGGAGGACATGGCGAATCGAACTTTGAAAACCGCGATCGCCGTTTTCAAAACTCCCGCCGTTTACACATCGAGCTTTGTAGGCGGAGTAGATTCTTCAGTTACTATCCAGGGAGTATTCGAACGCGTACAGCATTCGGTAGACCTGAACACCGGGGCATCGGTAGATTCGTTTCAGCCAAGCTTCGGGGTCGCGTGGTCTGACTTGACTGATTTTTTCGGTCCTACCTTTGAGCTTCAGCCAGGCGATCGCATAACGGTCAACAGCCTCGAGTACCGAGTAAATGAAAAAATTGAAGACGGAGAAAACGGCGCGAAACTTCTTCTCAGTCTGGACGGAAATTAAATGGCCGATCACATCCGAAAACAAATCCGAGCAGGTGTAATCGCAAGTCTAAAGGCCGCGAATATCTCTGGTATCGGGACAAAGGTTTTCGGAAACCGAGCTAGAAAAATTTTACGCAACGAGTGCCCGTGCCTGATCGTTTACACGAATAAAGAGCCGGCCAGTGTATCGCTCGAGTCTCCTCGCGAGTACATGCGGAACCTGGAGCTCGCCATCGAGATCGTGGTAGCCGTTAACGCGGCGGCAGATGACGACCTAGACGACCAGGTGGACGCGTTCGCGGTCCTGATCGAAGCCGTGATCTTTACCGATTATACGCAGGGCGGCTTTTGCGAGGATACGATTCTCGGGGACACTGACCTCGACATCATTGATGATGGTGAAAAGCCGATCGGCGCCGGGAAAATCACTTTCCAGATGCCTTACCGGCAGGTGCTTCCGCAGCTCGATACGTCGACCTTCGACGATCTGAAAACTGCGGACATCAAGATTGGTCCGGCGGAACCTCAAAACGTCGATAAAAATAATGAACTTTCCGAAGACACGATGACGGGTCTGGACACATAACGAGGAGATGGAAATGAAAATTAAATCAGCGCCGGGCCTGAAGCTCCGGGATCCGAAAACAAAAATGATAATCCCGGAATCTGGGATCGAAATTCCTGAGCCTCCAACGGGCTTCTGGTTGAAACGCCTCAACGCCGGCGACGCCGTCGAGGTCAAGCAAGAGGTTTCTAAACCGGCGTCGAAAAAAGAAAGCAAAGGAGCGTAAAAAATGCCCCCAATTTCATTCAATCAGGTCCCAGTTTCTGGTCGCGTCCCGTTCGCATACGTCGAATTCGATTCTTCGAAGGCGCAGCAGGGTCCGACGATTCAGCCTTATAAGCTTCTCGTGCTCGGGATGAAGATCGCCGCCGGCACCGCCGTTGCGGACGTCCCGGTGAAGGTCACTAGCTACGCGCAAGCGAAGGCTCTCTTCGGCGACGGATCGATGATCCAGGGTCAGCTGAAGCAGATTTTCAATAATAACAAGTCGACCGAAGTCACGGTGATTCCGCAATCTGCGGACTCCGCCGGAGTAGTCGCGGCCGGAAAACTCAGTTTCACGGGTCCGGCCACGGCCGCAGGAACGCTCTCGCTCTTGATTGCCGGCCAGAAGATCACGGTAGGAGTCGCGTCTGGTGACACCGCCACGGCGATCGCGACGGCCGTGCAGGCCGCTCTCGCTCTCGTGACAGAGCTCCCTGTGTCGGCTGCGATCGATGGAACTAACACTTATGAAGTCGACCTTACCGCGAAGGCAAAGGGCCTTTACGGAAACGGAATCGACGTCCGCCATTCGTATTACGATGGCGAATCCCTTCCCGGCGGCGTGGGCTTGACCATCACAGCGATGGCGTCAGGCACTACGGCTCCGAGTCTCGCCAACGCTATCAACGCGATGGGCGAGGTGCAGTACAATGCGATCGCGTTCGGGTATAACGATGCGACCAGCCTCTCGGCTATCGAAGCCGAGCTTCTCGACCGATGGGGTCCGGTACGTCAGAACGACGGCATCGCCTTCACCGCGAAAGATGCCTCCCAAGGCACGCTGGCTACGTTCGGTCAAACTCGTAACTCGAAGCATGTATCCTGTCCGGGCATTTATAACTGTCCGACTCCGTTCTATGAGATCGGAGCCGGTACAGCCGCTGTGGCTGCGTACTACGCGCAGATCGACCCAGCTCGTCCTTTCCAAACCCTTCCGATCATCGGGATTCTTCCTCCGGCGGAGATCGATCGGTTTTCGCTCCAAGAGCGCGACCTCCTTCTTCATGACGGGATCGCGACTCTGAAGGTGAATGCGGATGGGCAGGTCTGCATCGAACGGCTGATCACGATGTACCAGCTGAACAGCGCGGGGTCCGCGGACGTCGCTTACCTCGACTGCAATACGCTCTTCACGCTTTCATATCTCCGGTACGATTTCCGGAATATGCTGGCGACGAAGTATCCTCGCCACAAGCTGGCGAATGACGGGACTCGCTACGGAGCCGGTCAAGCGATCATCACTCCGAAGGTCGGACGCGCGGAAGCGATCTCGAAGTTTCGCGACTGGGAAGATCTCGGACTCGTCGAGGGTGCAGATCAATTCAAGCGTGACCTGATCGTGGAGCGAAGTGTTACGGACGTAAACCGTCTCGACTTCTACCTCCCGCCAAATCTCATCAACCAGCTGATCGTTTGCGGCGTGCAAATCGGCTTCTTGCTCTAAGAAAGGAAATCGAAAATGTCACAACGCAGAGCTGGTATTTTATACCTCAAAGTCAACGGCAACCAGTACGACGCGAAGGGGAACTTCTCGTATAACCTGGGAGCTCCGAAGCGTGAGGCGATCATCGGTGCCGATGGAGTCCACGGATTCAAAGAGACCCCGCAGGTCGCTTTCATTGAAGGCGAACTGACCGACAGATCCGATTTCGATCTCGCCGCCTTGCTCGCTCTCGAGGAAGCCACGGCTACCATCGAGCTCGCGAACGGGAAAGTGATCATCCTTCGCGCGGCTTGGTACGCCGGCGAGGGAACCGTTCAGACGGAGGAATCGAATATCGGTTTCCGCCTGGAAGGTAAATCAGCTGAGGAGAGCCGGTAATGGAACAGCTCCCCGATGGCAGCGTGAAGTTGAAGCTGAAGAAACCGATCAAGCATGGGTCGGAAGACATCGGTGAGCTCACCGTCCGCGAACCGAAGGCCAAAGATATTCGAACCATGAAGATCCCGCCGAGCACTGACGATATGCTCACGCTCGGCGGGAAACTGGTCGCTCTTCCGCCTTCGGTTATCGACGAGCTTTCTATTCCAGACACGATGGCTTTACTGGAGGTGGTCGGAAATTTTATGGACGATGGCCAGGAGACTGGAAGCAAACTCTAGGGGCTCTTGCGTCCATCCTACATTTTCCTCCGGGCGAACTCTGGGACATGAATCGATCTGACCTAGAGTTTTGGCACGAGCGAGCACAGGAGGTTACTAAGCGTGAGCGGTAAAAATGTCCCAATTACGATCGTCGTCGGAGCCGTCGATAACGCGACATATAAGCTCTTAGCGATCAACGATAAATTCAAGAAGTTCGCGGAGCCCTTCTCGAAGGTCAAAACCGCATTTAAAACTCTTGGAGAAGAATCGGGCATTGGAAAGCTCGCCAATTCACTCGGAAAAGTCGGAAAGGCCGGAAAGGAATTCTCGAGTGAACTTTTCGAGGCGGCCGCAAAATTCACGGGCCTGGCCGTCGGCGCCGGCGCTGCTCTATACGAGCTCGTTCACGGGTTTTCGGAGGCCGGCGATAACATCAATACGATGTCGAAACAGCTCGGGCTTTCGACGGATCAATTCCAGGAGTATTCCTACGCCGCACTAAAGGCGAACGTCGACCAGGAAACTTTCAACTCGTCCATGGGAAAATTCTCGAAGGGAATCGCCGAAGCCGCCGCAGGAACTGGCGAGGCGCTGATCGGTTTCAATGCGCTGGGCATTTCGGTGAGAGACAATATCACCGGAAAAATCAAACCTCTCGACCAGCTTCTTCCGCAGGTCGCGGATAAAATGAAGAACATCCAAAACCAATCGCTCCGGAATGCGATCGCGGCGAAGCTATTCGGAAAAGAAGGCGCGAAACTGAACGGGATCTTTAACGAGGGATCCGACGGATTGAAGCGGCTCGCTAAGGAAGCGCACTCCGTCGGTGCGGTTATGTCGCCGGAACAGATCAAGACAGCCGCTGAATTCGACGATGGAGTGAAGTCGATCACGGCTACCCTGCTCGGAGTCCGAAACACGATCGGCGCGGCTCTCGCTCCTGTTCTTCTCGGGTTTCTCGAGAAGGCGCAGAAGTGGATCATTTCAAACCACGATAAAATCGTGGAGTGGGCGAACGCGATCGCCGATAAACTTCCAGGCGCGATCCAAAGCGCGATCGACGCGTTCACGGGACTATGGTCAGCTGCGCAGCCTATCATCGCGATCATATCTAAAATTTGCGACATATTCGGAACTTCGAATGTGGTCTTCGCGGCTACCGCTCTCTACCTTGGAGGCCCGGTACTTTCGTCTTTCGTTTCCCTGGCCGGCGCGCTGATCGGAGTGATCGGGCCGCTCATGAATTTCGCCTGGATCATGGGGACGCTTATTTTCGACGGCCTGGTAGCGGTCGGAGGAGCACTCGTCGCACTCGTGGGATGGCCCGTACTGATCGGCGCGGCCTTCGTCGCTGCGGCCGTTGCGATCTGGAAATACTGGGGACCGATCTCGGATTTCTTCGATAACCTCTGGCAGAAAGCAAAGAAGTTTTTTCCGGGCGGCAACGTCGAATTCACGAATGCATCCGTCGCCGCGATGAACTCTCCGCAAATGGGAGCTCCGCTTGGCGCGGCCGGAACGATCAACGCGAGCCAGCAGCAGAACAGTTTCCAAAACACATCCGTGCTTCAGGTCGACTTCACGAATGCCCCAAAAGGGACGCGCGTGGAGACTACCAAAACAAACGCCGATCAAGTCGACGTAAACCTGGGGATTGCAAGTGGCAGCTAAAGACCCAGCTTGGAAACAGAAACTTAGGCCGGCGTCTTTCCGTGGCGTCCCATTCTTCGTCGACTCGTCGAAATACTCTGGAGGCCGTCGCGGAGTAACGCACGAGTTTCCTGGTCGGGACGTCCCTTACCGAGAAGACCTTGGTAGAAAAGCCAGGTCATACCCTCTCGAGGCTTACTTCGTAGGTCACGACTACATGACCGATCGGGATGCGCTCGTATCCGCGCTAGAGTCGTCAGGACCCGGCGACCTGGTCCACCCTTACTTCGGTAAGGTCACCGTTTCTGTGGACGGCGATTACGATATTTCGGAGTCTACTTCCGACGGCGGTTATTGCCGAGTCTCGATGAAATTCGTCGAGGCCGGCGAGATCATTTTCCCGACCAGCTCATCGGATACAAAGTTTCAACTTGGAGCAGCTGCAGACGCAGCTTCTGCCGCAGCGAAGGCCGACTTCGATAAAACATTTTCGATCGCCCAGCAGCCCGGATTTGTAGTAGCCGCTGCTACATCGAAGGTCCAAGGATTCTCCGATTCGCTCGGCACTTACTCCTCCGGAGTTTCCGGATCCGCTGCCGACATAGCGAATCTCGCCTTCTCCGTTCG